GAACTACAATGAAACCGGACTTGAAAAGGGCAATGTCGTTGGGGAGTATCAGTCTATCGGAACGCTTGACGTTGAGTTTGTCCCACCCAGTAGTGATAGCACAGTAGATGAACAGGGGACGCATTTAGACTTTAGTACAAGTATTAGGGTTCCAGAACCGGATTTAAGCGAATTGGACGCCGAAGAGACGCTAACGGTTTCCGGCGAGTACAACGTTTCTGGAAGCGAGAGTTACACGACTGTTGTTGTTGAGTCGGGTGGAAGCCTCTTAATCCCGAGAGGCTCGGAACTCATCGTTGAGTCAATCGTGATTAATGGGACAGTCTTCGGGGATGGGGAGTTGACGACGGTGGCGACTGTCACACCAACGGAGTCGGTGATTCAATACGGCGCGAATGACCAAAAACCAACAGCGGTTGACGTGCGCGGTGAGCGATATGAAATCACAGCGTCAATCCCCGAAGATGGAAGCGACATGAGACTACTGCGACTTGTGGAACAATAACCATGCCCGATATTACAATCCAAGACTACGACATTGAACAGGACGGAACCGATCTTATATTCAAAGACGACACGGATACGGTTGTTTTTCGATATGACTTGTCCGGGTCAAAATGGGATCTTGATGACCTGAGTATTTCAAACGCACCGAGTGACAATACGGACGCCGCACGGAAAACCGACGTTGATACGGCACAGTCCGATGCGGAATCCTATGCCGATACACAAGTTAGCGACCATGCTAATGACACGAGTGGCGTTCACGGTGTCGGTGGGTCAAATGTAGAGAGTGAAAGCGGCGCGCAGAGCAAAGCGGATGCGGCGGAAGCGTCAGCGGAAGCCTATGCCGATACCGAGATAGAATCCCACCGGACGGGAGAAGTCCATACAACGAATCAACCACCCGAGAACCATAGCACGGACCATGAAGACGGTGGCACAGACGAGATTGATGTTTCCGGCTTATCCGGCGATCTTGCCGACGCACAAGACCCGAAAACACACAGTTCCACGCACGAAAATGGCGGCGGTGATGAGTTATCTGTTAGTGGACTAAGCGGTGTTTTAGCCGATCCACAAACGCCCATCACGGAAGACGTACAAGATATTGTTGATGGGTTGTTAAGCGCCGGCACGAATATCGGCCTCACGTATGACGACGCGGGCGACACGCTGACGATCGACACGAGCGCGCTCACCGAGGAGGAGGTTGAGGACGCCGTGGCGGCACTCGTGACCGCGGGCAACGCGATCACCGTCAACTACGACGACGCGAACGACACGCTCACCATCGGACTGGCCGATTCGATAAATGTACAGTCCGCATCTATCGACGACGCGACGATAACCGAGGACATCCAGCTTTCGCCGTTCCCCTTCCAGCTTTATGTCGATGTTAACGGGGACGACTCGAACAGTGGCCTGTCAGCAAGCGAGCCATTAGCGACGATTGGAGAGGCATTTAACCGATTACCCGCGATTGCGGCCGCGCAGAACGGCGCGGGCAACTTTGACACTGTGACTGGAGCGGTCGAAATCGTCTTGACCGCTGGCCAGACCCATCAACAGGGCCGTCTCATCGGCGCGTGGCCGTGGCTCCCCGCGCTAATGCTCCGGTCATCCTCTCCAGGGACTCACGCGACGATTGAGGCAACCGGAGCGGAGTTACTACAAATGGAGCGGTCCTCGCTGGTCCTCGAAGATATTGAGATCGTCCCGGCAGACACAGCAAACGCTTATCAGGTCGCAATCAATTCGCTAGCGAACTGTCGGCTGTGGATAAAAAAAAGCTCACGAATTGTCTCGGGGACATCATCAGCCATCGGTCGAGCGGCGTCTGGCAATAATTATGTTGTGCTTGCGTCGACAGCCGAGATCGATTGCGATCCCGTCACAGGGTCCAATTACGGGATCGTGTTATACGGTGCGTCGATGGGGGTTATCTCGGGGACCATCACCGACGCTGACGTGACCAATCTTTATGTTGACCGTGGGAGCGCGTGTCAGGTCGACGGCGCGACAATTAGCGGCGGTGACACAGGCATCATCTCCCAAGACGGGTCAGTAACTAAGGTTAGGGGCGGGGCAACTATCTCTTGCGACACAGCATATCAACCCGACGCAAACGGATACATCGTTGATGGAGATTCAGACACATCGGGATCGACGAATCTCCTGCCCGGTTCGTTCAGCGGTTTTTATTCTCCGAGTGACGCTCAAAAGGACTATCGCTACGGAGCCGACCGATATATCAGCGGCGGGGCTGGCGGGGAGGGAGTCATCCTCCGCACGCCTGATGGGACAGACACATACCGCGTCCGTGTCGACAATAGCGGCAATGTCGTCACTGACGGGCCGTTGTGAGATACGCGGCACGAATCCATCACACCCCGACCACTTACGACCCTACCGCCCGACACCTAACCCATGACCGACCTCACCGTTCCGGCCGGTGACACCGAGACGATAGCGGCCGGCACTCGCTACTGGGCGGCACCGATCAACATCGCGGGTGAACTGAATCTAGCGGGCGAACTCTCGACGGACGACGCCACGCCCATTTCGGGGCGTGGACAGGGGACGAGTGACGGCGCGGCGGCCGTCCAAACCACGAATCCGGGGAAACTGCTTGCCATCGGATCGGGGACGGGCGTCGGGACAGGCATCCTCGAAGCTGAGCGTCGAATCACCACCAATATCGGGGTATTGACGTTCCAACCCACACCGTCGGCTAATGGCGTCATAACGTTCCCGGCGACGTTCCAAGGCACCAAGGGCGGCGTCGGACAGGGGATCGGAACCGCCAGCGTCTCGGCGGCGTTCGACCCCGTGGCGTCGGGCACCGGCACGGGCATCGGCGCGGCGGACCTGAACCTCGTCGTCGGGGGCGAACTGTCGGCCGGTGGGATCGGGGATGGCCTTGGGAGTGCGACCGCCGGCATCGAATCCGATACGGTGGCGGTGGGCACGGGGACGATGGTCGGAGCGGCCACCATCGGCGCGGACCGAGCACTCACGTCGGCACTCACGGGACGGGGCGTCGGGACGGCGGTGGCGACGCGGACGCTTGACGCGAACGCCGATGGGGTTGGACAGGGCATCGGCCTCGGGGACTTGAGCAAGGTCGTCCCGGCGGTTCGACAGGATGATGCAACGATTCAGTTCGATCCGACAGAGAACTTCACGCTAGCGACGGACGGCTAACCCCGCACGCTTTTGCTTGCGACCGCCACAGTAGCGATATGGTGATTTATCATGCCCTTCGCGGGATTTGAGGGGTGGTCGGACTGCATGGATACGATGCAGGACGAACGCGGATACGGCGAGGACAAAGCCGAGAACGTTTGCGGGGCGCTCCAAGCCGAGGAGAAAAGCGAGAACGGCAACCCCGAGGAACTCATGGCCGCACTTGAACAGGGGAGCGGCCTCATCGCGGATGTGGGTGTGGACCTCGTGAGTGGCGTCGACGTACCGGCGGTCGATAGCAAATGGGTGATGATGAAGTCGGATTCGGACCACGACTACCGAGTGAACACGCCGGTTCTCCTGTCGAAAGACGACGACGCTGAGAAACGAATTGCCTACGCGGCGGCGATGATCCCGCGCGAAGCCGACAAGGAGGGTGACGTAGCGCCGACGGCCACGGTCGAGAAGGCCGCCCACGACTTTCTCAAGCAGGATGGGGGGATCGACACCGACCACTCCCTGATTGACGGCGAAGGCACGCCCGTCGAGTCGTGGATACTCAAAGAGGATCGGGAGTTCGACCTGCCGGGCGGCGGCACCGAAACCTACGGCGCGGGGACGTGGATGCTCGGTATCGAGTGGGGACAAGAAGCGTGGGAGCGGATCAAAGCCGGCGAACTCACCGGCCTGTCAATCTACGGGATGGCCGAACACGTCCCGCTTGAACGCGCGGCCAAGTCGTGCAACTGTACGCCTACTGAGAAACAGCCTGAAGACGACCCGTGTTGGGAAGGCTACACAATGGTTGGAACTCAAACCAAGAACGGGCGTGAAGTCCCGAACTGTGTCCCAGATGATGTACCAGATGCGAACCTATCGGATGACTGCCCCGATGGACAAAT